AGAAGTTCATTCATATCTAGCAATGACATGCTAGTTGAGTTCGACTACAATTCGTACCATTTACGGATATTAGCGAATATTATCGGATATAATTTCGAAGAGAGTGACATCCATACACACCTTGGTAAGTTCTATTTTGGAACAGACCAGTTGTCAGAAGATCAATACAAGGAGAGCAAGTCATTGACATTCAAGCTTTTGTACACTGAAGCAGCGGCAGCTGAGGTAGATCACATACCATTCTTCAGAAAAGTGAGAGAGTTTAAGAACGAGCAGTGGGACAAATACAAAAAACTAGGTTTAGTAGAGAGCTTCATCTCTAAGAGACCAATCAGGGGGTTAGAATCTAAGACTCAGATTCTCCCTTACATACTACAAAACTATGAGACCGAACGAAACATACTGATTCTAAACGATTTACTAAATTTTTTAGTAAATAAGAAAACTAATCTGGTGCTTTACAACTACGATTCATTCTTACTGGACTACAGCAAGAAGGATGGTAAGGAGACATTGAGCCAGATACAGGGGATACTAGAGCAAGACGGTTATACAACTTCCTGTAGCTTCGGGAAGAATTACCAAGAAATGAAAAAGATATAGTTTTACTTAACAATCAGATATTTATATATGTTATTCGATCAATTATCACAAATCTCAGAAGACCAATTGAACAAGCTTTTTTGCACGTTTACGAAAAAAGATGACCTTCAGTACACAATTACTGACATCAAGACTAAGTATACGGTTTTATATTCAAAAGTGTTCGTGCTAGAAATAGCAGACGGTGATGAGTACGTTTGCACCTACAACATCGACAGTGATAATATCAACAAGAGTAACCTCTTACCTTCCACAATCTTAATGCACCGTAGAAAAGAGACCAACACTCTTTATACAATCAATTCGCTAAATTCTTTAGTAGCCAGCTTAAACAACGGGGTAATAGATAAAAATTATAAAGTTAATTGGCCGGATTACAAAAATTCCATACTTTTGACTCGCAGCGGAGAATTCTGCAAATTAAACACCAAGATCCACGATATCGTAGTTTTAAATTGATTGTGGAAAAATAAATTTGGTGATTTAATTCCAACATCGTAATTTCGTTTTTCACTTAAAAAATAACAGTTATGTCCAACATTGATTTGATCAAAGAAAGATTGAACAAGCTTCAATCAAAATCCTCAGGCAATTTCGAAAAGATTGATTACTCCACATTATTCTGGAAGCCAAAATTAGGCAAGTCAGTAGTGAGAATTGTGCCTCGTAAAGCAAACCGTGACTTCCCATTCGTAGAAGTCCCATTCCATCAGTACAACGTATTCAAGAAAAGCGTGTACTCATTATCTAACTTCGGTGAGAAAGATCCAGTAGAACAATTAGTGAAAGATCTTTACAACGAAAACACAGAAGAAGCTAAAGAATTAGCTCGTAAAATTAAACCTCGCACCAAGTATTACGCTCAAGTATTAGTTCGTGGTGAAGAAGGCTTAGGCGTTCGTTTATGGGAGTTCAACAAAACTACCTATGAGAAATTATTAGGCATCATGGCTGATGATGATTTCGGTGATGTAACAGACATTGCATCTGGTACTGACTTAACAATCGAAGGTTACAACGACTCAATCAAGATTGGTAAGCGTGAAGTAACTTACATCGCAGTAAACGTTACACCTAAACGTAACATTTCTCCTTTAGCAGAAAATGCTGATTTAGTAAAGTCTTACTTAGAGAATCAAAAAGACATCTTAGAGATCTATAAGAAGTACACTTACGATGAAATCAAAGCAATGCTTAAAACTTATTTAGATCCTCAGGATGAAGCAGCAGCACCAGTTGTAGCTGAATCAGTTGTTGAAGAAGAAACTTCTGAGCCAACAGCACCATTTGATGGTGGTACTCCGATCGCTAACTATGAACCTGCTATCAAAGCAGCAGCACAACAACCAGTTAAGTCTGCAGCTGATAAGTTCAAAGACATGTTCGAAGACGACGAAGAATAATATTTAAAACAATTTATATGGCAGCAGAAGAAAGCCCTAAGAAGAATCTTAAGGGAGCGGCAAACAGCGCCGTTAACAAAAACAAAACTGGTTTCAATTTATCAAAGTTCAAAGAGTCTAAGAATCTTATGACTGATAGCATGAAGCCGCAATCATGGATCAAAGTGTCTGATGCATTTACAGAAGCTACAGGATTACCAGGTATTCCAGAAGGCCAAGTAACAGTAATCAGAGGGCATTCAGACACAGGTAAATCAGCTTTAGGTATTGAGGCTATCGTCTCTGCACAGAAAGCAGGTAAACTTCCAGTGTTGATTATCACAGAGATGAAGTTCTCATGGGAACACGCAAGAATAATGGGATTTGAATTTGAAGAAGTTCCAGATCCATCTACAGGCGAAGTTACTTATGATGGTCATTTCATCTATGCTGATATCGATAAAGTAGGTACAGTTGAAAAGGTAGCAGAATTCATGGCAGACTTAATGGATGAACAAGCAAAAGGTAAATTACCATTTGACTTAGTATTCTTCTGGGACTGCGCAGGAACTATTCCTTGTCAACAATCAATCGATTCTAAATCACAAAACAACGAGTGGACAGCTGCTGCAATGAGTAGAAACTTCGGTAACTACATTGATCAGAAGATCATCACATCTCGTAAAGCAAACAGACAATATACAAACACGTTTATTGTTGTTAACAAGATTTGGGTTGATAAGCCTGCTACATACGGTGCTTTACCTACAGTTAAATCTAAAGGTGGTAATGCGTTGTATTCAGATGCTGGTATCGTTATCTTGTTTGGTAACGTAACAAACTCTGGTACATCTAAGATCAAAGCTCAGAAGAATGGTAAAGATGTTGAATTTGCGAAGAGAACGAAAGTTTCAATCGAAAAGAATCACATCAATGGTATCACAGCTTCAGCTAAGATTCTTATTACACCACATGGTTTCATCTTAGATGAGAAGAAATACATTGATCGTTATAAGAAAGATCACGCGAATGAATGGATGTCTATCTTAGGCATGGCTGATTTCGAATTGATCGAAGAAGAAGACAAGTTGGAAAATATCAATGACATTCAAGGTGAAGACTAGATAATGAACAAAGAAAGATTACTAGATATTTTTTCCCGCTTAGGTAAAGAGGATAAAGAAGAATCTATATCATTGCCGAATAATATGCATTTCAATAGTAGAGTTCTATTGATTGACGGAATGAATACCTTCTTAAGGGGATTCGCCGTAGTCAACAAGATGAATACGATGGGGAATGAGATTGGAGGTATGATTGGATTCTTAAGATCGATAGGTCATGCTATCAAACTGTTATCGCCGACTCGCGTCATCATCATTTTTGATGGTGAAGCTGGATCGACGAATCGAAAGTATCTCTACAGCAATTACAAAGCTAATAGAGAACATGGTAACATAATGAATCGATTGTCCTTTGCTACCAAAGAAGAAGAGGAAGAGTCTAAATACAATCAGCTAGAAAGGTTGATTGACTATCTTTCTTTGCTACCAGTCACACTCATCTCAATGGATAAGTTAGAAGCAGATGACATTATAGGTTATCTATCTCAACACATCTATCTTGAAGTGCCAGATAGTGAACAATACATAATGTCATCTGACAATGACTTTCTACAACTAGTGAATGATAGGGTGAAAGCGTACAGCCCTAGCAAGAAGAAAATCTATCATGTTAAAGATGTGATGGACGAATTTGGAATACATCCAAACAACTTTTTGCTATTCAAAACGTTAATAGGTGATGACTCAGATAATATTCCAGGAGTAAACGGGTTTGGTAAAGTGAATACGCCTAAACTATTCGAGTTCATGCAGCACGAAGAACCTAAGGATCTAAAAGCACTTTACGAAGTTTGTGAAGACCCACCGAAGAAATCAGTGTTATACGATAGAATTTTGAATACAAAGAAAGATGTTGATATATTCTATAGGATTATGAATCTTAAGAATCCCAACATATCAGATGAGGATGTATTAGAGATACAAGATTATTTTAAACAAAGACCTTCGGGACTAAAGAAAATGGATTTCATGAGA